CACCGTCCCGGCCAGCACCCGAACGCTGCTCAAGGAGTTCAGCATTGCCAACACCACGGTGGCGGCCATCAACGTGCGCGTGTTCTTGGTGCCTGCAGCAGGCACTGCTGCCACGACAAACGCATTCCTCTACGATGTGGCTGTCCCGGCAAACAACGCACTGCAATACAACGGCGTGCAGGTCATGAATGCAGCCGAAACCATCCAAGTCCAGGCAGCATCTACTGGCCTGACAATCACAGCAAGCGGCGCAGAGGCCGTGTAAGGAGAAACCATGACCGTAACCATCAAGGTGCTGATTCCTGCAAAGCAGGCAGAGAACACACAGACAACGCAGTACACGGCGGTGAATTGCAAGACCATCATCGACAAATTCACGGCCACCAACACAAGCGCAGGCAATGTGACCATCAGCGTCAATCTGGTGACCAGCGGCGGCACAGCCGGCACGACCAACTTGATTGTGGACACCCGTGCCATTGCGCCGGACGAGACCTACACTTTCCCGGAGTTGGTCGGCCAGGCTTTGGAGCCTAGTGGCTTCATCTCCACCATTGCAAGCGCAGCCACGTCACTGACCATCCGTGCAAACGGCCGCGAGATCACCTAAAGGAGTAAGACATGGACTACGCAAAGATGCCCAAAATGATGGTGGCCGGCTTCGGTGGCCTGCCCATTGACGAGCCGTTCCTGACCACTGCCGAAAACCGTAAGAACTACGAGACGGCCGTGCAGGACTGGAACTACGGCCCCGAGATGCCGACCAATGAGCCTGGCGCGAACAAGCCGTTCTATGTGGCGCTGGCCAAGGCCATGCAGTGCGATGAGAAGGACGCAAGGCGCAAGCACTGCTCCAACTGCGAGTACTACGACAACAGCCTGATGACCCAGGTCAAGATTGAGCGCATCCCGATGGCCGCCTACGACAAGGGCGCAGGCTTTCGTGGCCACTGCGAGAAGCTGGACTTCGTCTGCAACGACATGCGCGTCTGCCAAGCCTGGGAAGAGCGCGAAGATGACGAGGATTGACCAAATGGCAAATTGTGGGAAAATAAAGGTGCTGAGCCGATTGAGCCGCCAGCAGCTCAAAGTCCCTACTAGGAGGATTCGATGAGCGATGTCGCGGTTCAGGAAGTTGCGCAGCATGCCAATGTGCCTGCCGAGCACTTGCCTATCTACCGCCTGGAGGCCGAGCTGCTCAAGCTGCCCCAGGTCGACATGCCTGTCGAGCACACCTTCTGCAATGGCCTCTATGCTCGCACGATGCACATCCCGGCAGGCACCGTCCTGACCGGCGCAGTGCATAAAGACGAGTCGTTCTTCGTGGTTCGCAAAGGCCACCTGATCGTCACCACTGACGACGGCACGGCCCAGGTCGGCCCAGGCTTCATGAGTGTGACCAAAGCCAACGCCAAGCGCGCTGGCGTCGCACTGACCGAGGTCGAGGTGACCACCTTTCACGCCAACCCGACGAACGAAACAGACCCGCAAGTGATCTGGGACATGTACACCGTCCCAGCACCGGCTCGGTTCTTAGAGGCCGTCCAACATCCGCACCTGGAGGGCAAAACATGACTTTTGGACTATCTGGAGCCGCGCTGGCAGGCATTGCCGTCGGCGGCGCAACCCTTATTTCCGGCATGGCGCAGGCCGATGCTGCTGAGTCTGCTGCACAAACACAGGCCGGCGCTTCACAGGCCGGCATCGCTGAACAGCGTCGCCAGTTCGAGGCAATTCAGAAGTTGCTTGAACCCTACGTTCAGGCAGGCACTGGCGCAATCAGCCAGCTACAGCCATTCCAGCAGGCTGGTGCGCAGGCATTTGAGCAGCAGCAGGCCATTGCTGGGCTACGAGGCCCAGAGGCGCAGCGCGCGGCCATTGCGCAGATCGAGCAGGGCGCTGGCTTTCAAGCTCAGGTCCAAGCTGGCGAGGAGGCTCTACTGCAGCGCGCCTCTGCCACTGGTGGCCTGCGTGGCGGCAACATTCAGGGCGCGCTGGCGCAGTTCCGGCCGCAGATGCTGCAGCAGGCCATCGAGCAGCAGTACGGCCGCCTGGGCGGCTTTGCAGGCGCTGGTCTTGGCGTGACCGAGCAGCTCTACCGTGGCGGCCAAGCTGCTGCGGCTGGCCAGGCATCGCAGGCCCAAGCGCTCGGCACCAATGTTTCCAACCTGCTGGCACAACAGGGCGCAGCCCTGGCCGGTGGCGAACTGGCGCAAGGCAGAGCATTTGCTGCCATCCCGTCCGCAATTTCTGGAGGCCTTGGAATCTTCTCTGGTCTGGGAGGTAAATTCTGATGGTCCAGCCAATCAACTACGCCATTGACATCCCTGACCCGTCGCAGGCTTTTCTGCAGGCGTTCAAGACCGGCACGGCTGTCACAGAGAGCCGCCTGGCGCAAGAGCAGGCTCAGCGCCAAGCCGAGCAGCAAAGGACTGTCATGCAAGCCTTTGAGCGTTTGCGCCAGCCAGGCGCAACGGCAAAGGACTATGCCAATCTGTCCATGCTGCTGCCTGAGACGCAGGCCAAGGCCGTGCGCGAGAGTTTCAACATGCTCAACGCCGATCAGCAGCAATCTGCCAGATCGCAAGCTGGGCAGGTTTTTTCTGCGTTCAGGTCCGGCCGTCCTGAGATCGCCATTGGCCTGATCCAGCGTCAGATCGACGCCAAGCGCAACAGCGGCGACGAGTCCGGTGCCCAGTTTCTGGAGACCTGGCGCGACGTGGCCAAGGAGACGCCAACGGCCACCGAGGACTACTTCGGTGGCATCCTGGCCGAGATGCCTGGCGGTAAAGATGTGCTGGAGGCTGCGCTGAAGGTTTCTGCGGAGCGCAGGACTGCAGCAGAGGCACCTGCCAAATTGCTGGAGGCGCAATCAAAAGCCAAAGAGGCCGAGGCAAAAGCACGAGTGGCTGTGGAAACCGCCACAGATGACATTGCCAGAGCCACAGCTCTGCGTGAGTTTGAGCAGGCAAAAGCCAGGAGAGAAAGAGCAGACGCTGATGTGGCTGCTGGAACCGTGCAGTCTCGCATTGCAAAGGCTGCAGAGGATGCCAAGCCTGCTCCTGGGTTTGCAATCATCCCAGAGGCAGAAAGAGCAAGCCTTGGGCTGGCTCCTGGCGTCTACCAGAGAAATCTTGGAACGCAAAAGATCGAGCCGGTCAGCAAAGAACCTCTTGTTTCAGTAAGTGTGGGCCAGCAAGGTCAGCGCGATACGCTGGCGCTTGAAAAGCTGGACGTGCCAAGGGCGCAGGAGTTCTCTGCTGCTGCAGCGTCTGCTCGCGCACTTGCGCGAGACTCCAAAGTTATCGCCGACTTGCTCAAAGGCAAAGGCGGTGGTGCCACTGTCAAACTGACGACAGACTTTGCCAAAACTCTTGGGTTTGAGACCGACACCGTCAGGGCCAACGACCTTGCCAATTCTCTGGCGATTCGTGGCGCTACTCAGCTTCGGCCACCTGGCTCTGGCTCTACGTCAGACACAGAATTCAAAGCGTTTGTCTCGGCATTCCCGTCGCTGGCGAACTCTGAAGGCGGCCGTGAGTTGATGGCCAAGTATGCAGACGCCTTTGCAACACGATCCGCAAAACTTGCAGACCACGCCAGGAAGCTGATTCGTGAGGACAGGTACAGCGAAGAAGAGATCGCAAGATTCGACACGAGCCTCGGTGCCATTCTCAAAGACGACTTCTACAAGCGTCCTGGGACTGGCGCTCCTGTCACCATCACATTGCCAAACGGTCAACGTGCAACATTCCCGAATCAACAGGCGGCTGATGCCTTCAAGCAAAGAGCAGGGATTCAGTAATGGCTACCGATCTTGAAGAACTTGTAAAACAGTTTGGTGGGACGGTATCCGGTACTGCGCCGGCTCCTGCACCTGCGGCGGCCCCTGTGGCTGCACCTGCACCTATGGCTGCGCCAGCAGCAATGGCTGCTCCTGCAATAACACCTGCGCCTGCACCTGCGGCGGCCACCAGGGTTGCTAGGCCTGCTCCTGCCGCTGTAGCTGCTCCTGCGCCTATGGTTGCACCTGCGCCGGCAGCTCCGGCTCCTGCTGCGCCTGCCACTGACATGACAGCCCTGGCTGCAGAGTTCGGCGGCCGGCCAGAGATGGGATTCTTTGGAAGCATCGTCGAGTCGGTCACCGGCCGCGCTCGGGCAACGCCTGAGACGCAGCGCCTGCCTGAGTGGACGGCCATGCCAGAACTTAACCAGATGAGCATGGCGTCCTTCAAGTCGGCGCTGGGCACTTTGCTGACCAATCCGCAGGAGACGGTGCAGATTCTGCAGTCCAACTTTCCAGGTATGCAGGTCCGTCAAGATGCCAGAGGCAATTTCATCCTGCGCTCATCGGTCGATCAAAAAGAGTACGCCATCCCGCCTGGCTTCAGCGCTGGAGACATCCCAAGGGCGCTGGGCGGCCTGTTTGCCTTCACCCCAGCAGGCCGAGCTGCGACCATCCCTGGCGCAGTCGTCGCTGCTGGTGTAACCCAAGCTGGCATCGAGGCGACGCAGGCAGGAACTGGTGGTCGGTTTGACATTGGCGAGATCGGCATGGCAGCCGCCACAGGTCCGGTAGGGCAGATCATTCAGCGTGCTGCACCTCCGGTGGCCGCAGCCGTTCGGAGAGGCGTACAGCGCGCCACAGGCCGCGCGCCGGCCGCTGCTGCACCTGCTCCCGCACCTCGCGTCGAGCCGACATTTGAAGCGCCTCCGACAACGCCTGAAGCACAACTGCGCGCACTGGAGTTCGATCAGCAGATTCTTGCATCGCAGCCACTTCGGCCTGGCGAGTCTCAATCACTGCGAGAAATTAGGTTGCAAGAACTCCAGCAGCAGATTGACCAACTCAGAGCAGCCCCTGCAGCCCCTGCAGCGCCTCCGGCAGCCGCAGCCATACCCGAGGCACCACCTCCTGCTCCTGGCCCTGCTGGCGCTCCTATGGGCACGGCAATGGCCCCTGAAGTGCCGCCTGCGGCACCTGGGGCTGCTGCTGCCGTTCCGGCAGGCGATGTGGGCGAGGTGTTGAACCTGGCACGCAAGGCAGGCGGCATGGGTCCAGGGTCCACTGCGGCCAAGGCCAAGCTGGTCGACATGGCCCAGGTAAACCCAGAGGCCCGTGCGGCAGCCGAGCGCCTGGGCATTGATGTGCCGTTCGACGTGCTGAGCGACAACCCGCAGGTGCGCAGCGCTGTGGGCCTGACCCGCGCGCTGGTCGCAGGCGAGGCCGAGGCAGCCTGGGAAAACACCGTGCGCCAGGCCATCCAGCGTGCCGACGAGATTTCGCAGCAGTTTGATGCGGCCTTCGTTGCCGGCCGTCCTGCTCCTGGCGCAACCTCGCAAAAGATCGTGGACAACCTGCAGCAGACCCGGCAAACGCTGAAGTCTGACGCCAAGGCCATCTACGACCGGATCGATGAGATGGTGCCGAAGAACTCACCTGTCGATCTGAACAACCTCAGAACATACCTCGACGAACTGCGTGCCAATCTTGGCGCTGCAGGCCGCATGACGCCACAGGAATCCAACCTGGCCAAGATGCTGGAGAAAGGCGAGCTGACATACTTCGGCCTCAAGCGCGAGAAGGACTTGGTCGGCCAGGCCGTTGGTGGACTGAAGTCACCCTACGACAACATGGCGACTGGCGATCTCAAGCGCCTGTATGCGGCCCTGGCCCAGGACCAACTGGACAGCGTGGCTTCCTTGGCCGGCGAAGAGGCTCGGCGCGAACTGCGTGCGGCCAACCTGCTGACTGCCAAGCAGAAGGCGCTGGAAAAGCGCATCGTCGGTGCGTTCGGACAGGAGATCGACGGCAGCGTGGCTCAGCGCATGCAGACGGCCATCAGCACGGCTGCCAAGGGCGATGCCGCGGCCTTCAATCGTCTGATGAAGGTGGTGCCTGCCGAGCTGCAGAAGGAGACGCTGGCCACGGCGCTGGCGTCCGTCACTGCTGGTAAGGCGGCAGGCCGTGCGGCGGCAGGAGCTGCCGAGACCGTCTTCAGCCCTGCAGAGTTCACCAAGGTCTATCGCGGCCTGCGCGCCAACCCGCCTGTCTACTCGCAGATGGTCAAGATCATGGGACCAGAGTGGGACCGTGCATCGCGTGACCTCTACGAGATTTCGAGGCGCATCGCAGACGCACAGGCTCGCATCCCAACCACCGGCAAGGCCAACCAGATTCTGGGTGAGGCTGCGGTCGAGAGCCTGATGGGCAGGGTTATGTCCAGTAGCCTGGCGCAGCGTGCTGCCACTGGCGTGGCCAGCTTGGTGCCTGGTGGCGGCTTGATCGCACCGGACATCGTGCAGTGGATGTCTGCTGCCAAGGGCGCTGGCGTGCAGAAGGCCGCCAAGCTGTTTGCCTCGCCAGAGTTCCAAGAGCTGGCTGTGCAGTCTGCCACCAAGGGCGGCGAGCCAACCCAGGCCGCCATCCGTCGCACGGCCATGAGCAAGGCATTCAGTGATTTCGCAAAAGAGGCCAACCTGCCACAATCTCTGGATGCGCGCGTCCAGTATTTGCAGAGCGCAATTCAGTCTGGACGTCAATTTGAACAGGAGAACGAACAATGAGCACAATTTCAGTACCAGCACCATACCCAGCATTTGCTGGCGCTGATGGCCAGCCGTTGGAGGATGGCTACATCTGGATCGGCACTGCTGGCTTGCCGCCGATTGGCAATGCGATTAACGTCTACTGGGACGCAGCTCAGACGTTGGCTGCTGCGCAGCCGATCCGCACGCAGGGCGGCTATCCAGTCAACAGCGGCACGCCTTCCAGGTTGTTTGTCGGAAGCGACTACAGCATCCAAGTGCAGGACAAGAATGGCAGCGTTGTTTACACCTCGCTGCTGGACAACCTGTACTCTGGTGGTGGCGCAGGCTCAATCGTGACCAACGCAACTGGCGATGGCGTGCAGTTGATCTTTGCGGTGTCGTTTATCCCGTCCGCGATCTACATCAATGGCGTCTATCAAAATCAAAACACTTACTCGGTGTCCGGTGGGAACGTGACATTCACGCAGGCACCTCCTCTGACTTCGGTCATCGAATTCGTGATTTAAGGAGAAAGCAATGCTCAAAACAGTTGGATTCCCATCAACACGCACAGGCGATCAGACCATCGTCGATGGCAACCTTGTCATCGGCACAGCAGGCAAAGGCATCGACTTTTCTGCTACACCGGGCACGGGCACAAGCGAGTTGTTCAGCGATTATGAAGAAGGTGCATTTACGCCTTCTTTCACAAATTTGACTACAGTTGGGGCTTTGACAACGCAAGGAAGATACACCCGCATTGGTAGGATGGTGTATATATGTCTTACAGTGGCTGCTGCGACATCTACAGCTTCAACGTCAAATTCAACTTTCTTTACTGGTTTGCCGTTTAGTCTTTTAACAGGCTTTTCCTCTACAGTTACCGCAGTAGGAAACGCAAGCGTGACAAGTTACGGAGTTGGTTTAATTGACACAAGCAATGCTGTGTACACACCAACATGGTCAAGTGGAGCTGGTCAAACAATAACTGTTGCTGGCTTTTACATCACCACGTAAGGAAAAATATGTCTCTTACAAAAGCATCCTATTCGATGGTCACTGGCGCTCCAGCCAACGTGTTGGACTATGGTGCAGACCCCACAGGTGTCGCAGACAGCACAACTGCTATTGAAGATGCCATTGCCACAGGTAGGCGAGTTCGCATACCTGCTGGCACATATAAGTGCAATGTTCAAATAGATAAGAAAACAATCATTGAGGGTGATGGTTCGCTGGAAACCATACTTAAGCCGTTTAACAACGCAATTGCCGTGATGACCTACACGTACACGGCAATGCTAGACCCGAGTTACCAAACTTGGGACTACCACAGTGAAGTTCGCAATGTTGGGTTTGTTTCAAACTCTGCAATGACAGGGGTCGGGTTTACTTTTGGACAAACCAATCCGGCTGATTACCAGACAAATGACGAGTACGCCAACAACGTCAAGTTCTACGGATGCTATTTCCGTGGCTTTGACAAAGGTTTGCAGTTCCCATTTGGCAACATCGGCACAGAAATTTACTCGTGCGGATTTAAAGACAACAAGTACGGTGTCTATACGTTGAACAACAAGTTTGGCGCATTGATGCACGCTGGCTGCAAGTATTTCTTTGGTGGAGAATTTGCCGGAAATACGGTTGCCATTTACATCAACAACGCAGCAGCAGATGGATTCGGCGGCATCACGTTGACTGGAACCATCATTGAAGGGAACCAGATTGGCATCTACGCCTACATCTCCCCACGAGTAAAAGACCCCATTATGCTGGATGGTGTTTGGTTTGAGAACAACGGTGCTACAAGAGCATCTCCGGGAACTTCTGTTATTGATGCGTGGAGTGGCTCCACCAGATCAAACCAGACCGTCACGGACAAAACAGTCATCATTGATGGAGATCAATCGAAAATAAATTTCCACTCCATGTTTGTTTGCGATATACATCTCAAAGCAACAAACGCGGAAATTTTGGCTACCGGATGCCGAGCAGAAGCAAGTCCGGGGTTTGGCGGCGCGGCCTTCCTTGTTGACTATCCTGAAACGTCATACATCAGGCTGGAGAACCCATACACCGATGGTGGATGGTACGCTGCGGGTACTTACATGCCCTACGTTACAGGCATGGGCACCAATCCGGCAACCCTGTTGGGCGCTGCTGCGCAACTCAGGTGCTTTCAAACAAATCCCCGTGGCTCCAAAGTCACGAACTACGGCCCATCGTTGGCGATGGCAACCCCACTGACAAGCGCGGCATCAACGACAGGATCATTTGGCCTTACTGGGTCTGTGGTGTCGGACGGTCGCATTTACAACCAGTGCAACGAATTCACTCGTGCAGCATTTGCAAGCAATCAATTTACGAGTGTCAGCACACCCAACACGTCGATTACAACAGCGGCAGGTTGGTATGTGTTCACGCTGGACGCCAAAGTTGTTTCTGGCGTTGGCGTAAGGATCAACGTCTGGGATCGTGCATCGGCTCAACTTGTCTCAGGGGTGCGCGTAAACAAAGTTGGATACTGGCAGACTTTTGCAGCGGTTGGGTATTCGGCTGGATCGCAAACCCTTTTCCTTGATTTTTCTGGTAATGACGGCGATGCAACGTGGCGTGTTTCTGCGTACCAAATCCACCGTTTTGACACACAGCAAGACGCATT